AAGCTCATCGCCGGTTAACCCTGCAATGGCTGATTGAATGTCATAGGCCGAGCGGATCACGGTCGCACTGTCACCGCCAAAGCGCGTCGTAAAGCGGTGCGCCGTGCTATTGAGTTGCTCGAGAGCGTGCTCAGCCACCCCCAGGGACTGGACTTCACCGAGCGCGGCAATACTGTCAATGGAGGGCGCTAGTGATGCACTGAGCATAGCACCGGCGGCAATCATGCCCGCTGCACCCGCTGCCATATCGCCCATGCCCGACTTCACTTTGTGTGTCAGCTGGTCTACTTTGGCTATCATCTTGTTCACAGGGCCGGTGACCGCATCCACCACGCCTATCGTAAACATGAGTTTTTCCAACTTATTCACACGCGCTACTCACTCAATGCAGAAGCAATGCCGTTATTGACGGCCACTGCCATTTTTTTCCAATAGTCGATCTCTAAGAACAATGCCCGGGCAAGGTTCTCTTCACCTGGTGCACTGCCGGGCAAGTGCCGCTGGTGATAGGCGAGCAGCTGATCTAAGCTGTTTTCGCTGATGTCTCTTGCTCGCCTTTCGATTTTTTTACCGTGATCGCTATGTCTGGCTGGTACTCTTCAACAATCGCACCGGCCACGTGTAAGGGCATGCCTGGCTGTTTTATCAGCTCTTTCAGCGCCGCTTTGCAGCTATCATCCACGGTATTCATGCAGAAGTTGTGCGCAGGCTGTATTTTGTTATTTGGCGTGGTGCTGTTGATGTACTGGTTGTATGCCGCCAACGTGATGTTGAAGGTGATCGCTTTATCGTTAATTTCTAGCTCAATGACTTTTTTCACAGGCGCGTCTCGCTCTCAGTTAAAAGGGTGTAAGAAAAACTCGGGCCATACAGTGAAGCACTGTCACGGCATAGGTTCATAAATTGGCTAAAGTGCTCGGGGCTCGCTAATACCTGGCAACCGGCAGACCACTTGCCAACGTGTTTGCTCGTTGTGTGCTTGTTGGCTCGGTGGCAGTTGATACCGAAATAACCGGACTCCGTCGGGGTATCTGTGTCGATGTGTGCATCCGAATTGTTATCGCGGTACACCGTCATTTCGCCGCGCTGCACCAACGCATCGTACTTACCCTGGTGCTGTCCAAGTTGCCAGCAGCCACTGTAGCGACCAGGCACAAGGACGGCCGTGCCTTTCACATTCGCGGGATGCTCGCGGTAATAGGTGCCCGGATCAGTGGTTGCCGGGTAGGCTTTGCACTGCCATGCGCCACCGCGTTGGTAAAGCACATAAATCATGTCATTGAAGGTATTGGCCTGTGCATCACTGGCGCGCACGCCAATGATGTTTAGGTTTAACTCCCCTTCAAATACACGGTGTCCGTTGGCATGCATCGCTGCTAAGAGCTGTTGAGCGCTGAGCGGCTTCATACGATGTTCTCCACTTCTTTCGCGGTCAGATAGGGGATCCCGTTGATTTTGACAAAATCCGATGAAGTCACTTCAAAAGGGATTTTAGTTTCATCGGCCTTGGCGCCTTCGGGATCAATACTGAGCACATCGCTGAGCTTTAAGAGACAGCCATACGCTTCAATATTTTTCTCACCACTGACCACGGCGCCCATCATGCTGATATCAATCGGGTCAATGCCTTTCCAGCTGCCTGCCTTTTGCGCCTCTTGTTGAATAATCAAGAAGTTTTCATGGTTGACTGTCAGCTCGCCTTTGGCAGTGCAAGGCCCATCTAAAAAGCCATCGGGTACGCCATTGGTCATACGCACTTGGCGTCCATCATCAATGGTGAGTGAGCAGTTGATCACATGAACGAGGGCATCCCCCACGTTCACATCAAAGTCTTTACCTGAAAGTTTATGTTGGCTCATGGTCGCTCCTACTCTACGGTGCCATCGGCCAAATCAAGGCCAATACTGATCACAATTTGTTTTGGCGCGTTGTACGGCGTCAACCGCATGTAAATGCGCACTTGGGTTTTGCTTTGCCATACGATGGTGATGGCATCATCTTGAGGCGGCTTAATTTCGCCCGGGAATGGGACTCCCGCCACCACCGTGCGCTTAGCCATCTGGCGCAGCGGCTCACCTAAGTAGCGCTTGGCCCAGGCCATGGATGAAGGCGTGGAGTTAAGCTTGCGATCGGCAATTAACTTAATGGCTTTGATGCGCACGGCGCGTCGGGCTTTATTCACCACGCGCAGGTTCTCTATCACCTGATAGTCGCCGCCCTCAGCATCAAGTAAGTTCAAATCGCCAAAGTAAACGCCATCATAATCGGGATAAGTTTGTGTGCAGCTTAGGCGCGCATCATCAAGCGCAGCCGTTACTGCACTGGGCAGTGGCACCGAGTCCATATCAACAGGCGTTGCCCCAAGGCCGACCATGGTGCCCGTGGCGGTGCGCATTGGGCTATCAGCCACGGTGACGGCGTGTTTACACAAACGACCGGCGAGCGCGCCTAGGTCATTGCCGTGCAGTAGTGGCACAACCCCAACAGTATAAGCAGCCACACCATCGGTGATGGCCGCTGTGGCGGCGGTGTAGTCGGACCATGTTTGTGTGTCCGCTTGAGTGCCTGCCACGCAGCCCAAGAAGAAATGAAAGCGGTGATAGGCATTTTCGACCTCTTGCTGTTTGGTGAACACCGCCTCAACAGCGGCTTTATCGGCGAGAGGCTCACACAACACGATGCCTTCAACTTGAATGCCCTGCACCATGGCAGTGTCCACCGCCATCAATTGCGTGGTGATATCATCCAATGGCAATGCATAGGACTCAAACAGACCATCGGCGTTTAGCATCGCGGCACGCAGTTGGGTTTTCAGTGCAGACTCTGCCTCACCCAATAACGCGTCTAAATCGCTTTGCCCATTAATACTCACGACCTTGAGTTGATTCTCAGGGGCTTTACCAATAAACAAGAGCTTGCGCTCGATGCTGTTAGTCGCGCCCTGGCCTAAGTTATCGGCTGTAACTAATACCTGACCTTGTGACATTGTTTTCCTCGCTTATCTAAGGCGCATGGCCTCGTCTAACATAAAGTTCTTGAGTTCTTTGAGCTCGTCTCGTGATTGCCCTAAGAACGAGCGCTTGGGTGTTTTCAATGTCCAGCGCTCTTTGCTTGGTTCATCGCTCAGCAGTTTTAAAATAAAACCTGCTTTCGCTGTGCTCAGGTTCTCGGTGATCCACTTCACCGACGGCCGTTTATATCCCTTGCCTTTAGCACGCCGTATCTTGTAGCCCGCAGCTATGAGCTTCTTTGCCAACTTTCGCGAAGCGGGTGCATCATAATCGGGGGTTCCATAGATGCGTTGTTGCTCGCCAGCGGTGCGTTCCTGCTCAGCCCCGTGTTGGTGAGCGCTGGCAATTCGCGCGGTGCGCGGCGAATCAAACTGCACCCGCGCCCCCGCTGGGCTTGTCTTAACAATCATCTTGCGGCCAATGCGCCGTAACATGCGTTTCTTGGTGCCGTCGGCGCGCACTGGCCACCGCTTATTCTCTAAATCTTTTTGCCCTTTAAGCCGTGCTTTCGAATCGCGGCGCACTTTTCGCCCAGCACTTCGAAAGACACGCCGACGAGTGCGATCATCCAGCTTAAGAAGCGCCAGTTGGTCGCGGTTATCGTGGCTAATTCGCGATGTCAGCATCTAACGTAAAGTCCTCAGCCACCCATACAGGGGCACTTTCAATGCGGTATTGTTCACCCATAAATATCAGCGGGCCGTTTGCATCACGCACAATCTGAACGTCTTCACTGAGCATAAACTCAAGCTCAATATCAAAGAGCTCGTCGTCTGTTTTATCCGCGCTAAACCCAACCATCGAATCGTCAAACTCCTCGCCTTGCTCTTGCATCCAAATCGCGACCATCGCGGCGAGTAAATGCGCCGAGTGGGCATAACGCTCAATGCTCACGATGGCTTTGTAAGCCATGGTTAAAATCGTGTAGCCGGTGCCTTCGTTTTTCGCGCGTGGCTCGAACGTGCCCTCTTCTATCCACGCATCCAAGGTGGTGGCTTGATTCAGTCCATGAGCACTTAAATAGTCAGTGATGCGCTGCAACTTGTTCATAGCAATTCCACCGGGCGATACTTGCTTTGCACCAGGTAGTTGCGCGCTTTAATGCCTTCGTTCAACCAATAAGCCCGGTGCTCGGTTTGCTGCTCTTTCTCTGCCAATGCACTCTCGCGTTGACTAATGCTTTGGTGGCTGAGTAACAAGTCTGCTTTGGCGAAGCACGACAGGGCTTTGATGTAGTAATACACCAGGGCGCTTTGCCCATTTATGTGTTCACTCGGCACCTCAGCAAGGGACGGATACTGCTCCCAATGCAAGACGTAGTCTCGCTCTAAGGCTGCGTTAAGTACGTGCACTTGGTGAGTCAATACATCCACCACCATGGCTTCACGGTATGAGCTCGGCACGTGGTAGTGCTCAGCAAATTGCTGCACCGACACCGCCGGATAAAAGCCATTATTCGCAATGACCTGATCACTCGTTGTGCTGTTAATACCGCTAAAGCTCATACTTTTTCCTATTGGGTGCGGGCGCCTACAATCTGCACCTGTAAAGCAATTCAATGACTACCGGTGTGATTGCATGCCCGCTGGCGTTGGAGACTTAAATATCAATGGACACGTTAAGCTGTTTAGCCACATCGCGGGCCAGCTTTTTCACCCCGGCACCATCATTGATAAGCGTGGCTTGCACAGCGAATTGCAGTGCGTAGCCTAAATTGTGCTGACTCTGCTCGAGCTTGGCCGCCATGGCATACAGCTTGCCGCCCACCACTTCACTCCCTGACCAATCCTGCGTAAGCAGCTGCGCAATCAAGCGGTGCATCACCAAAGCAATACCACTGTCGCTGACTGCTTCTGCCCCCTTGTTGAGGTAGTAGTTGCCTTCGTCATAGAGCTGATCGATTAAGAACGTGGGCCAATGCTTGGTGTTGAATGCCGTTGGCAGTGGCTGCTTTTGCTCAACCATTAACGGCAATAGCTCGAGCACAGCATCCCAGCGCTTGAGGTCTACCAGCCAAATGAATACCCACGCCAATACCGTATTAGGGAAGTTCTGGCCACTGCGGCGATACTCATTGATGTATTCAAGGTACTCGTTGCGCTCGAGCGCTTCGCTCTTGTAGCTGGCTTTATCTGCGACATCGTCAATTGTTTTTAATTGGCCTAAATCCGATTCAATAGCCGCTTTAAAGAACTCGTAGCGACTGGGGCCGTCATCGGCTACCGCCTGCTTGTCTTGAGCGGGTGAATCGGGTGCTGGGGTACTGTTTACCGGTGCCGCTTTGTTGTCAGCCTCTTGCCGCACTTGCTTTTGTGCAGCAGCTTTCGCGAGTGCCTTTTTAACTAAACTCATTTATGAATGCTCCACTTGGATGAAAAAGGACGCCCGCCCCACTGTTTGGTTAGGGCGCCAACCTGCGCTGCTGCTCGTTACGACCAGGTCGTGCCGCCGTCTTTGGTGACTTTCACGTTTGCAGATTCAAAAAACGCAATCATTTCTAAATCTTCCACGTAGTAGCAATCGTTGCGGCTTTGGTAATCTTCGACACGTTTTTTCTTCGGGTTGTCCTCGATGTGCGTGCGCGTTGATCCCTCTTGCACATAGAAGCTCAGGTTTTCAAAGGTGGTCACCAAAATGCCACGCTCAGGGAAAAACGGGATTTTGTATGTCGGCAAGCCGCCATAGGTATCAATGACCTGTTGCAGCTCAATCTTGGATTTCTCACTTGGGGTATGCGCTTGTTTTGCATACAGCTTGTTCTTGTCATCGGCATGCAGTTCGCCACCAACAATCGCAACCAAATTAACGCGCTTATGCTCCGGGATCGCTTGAATCAAATCATGCACCGCCTGGTCCAAGTTCTCGTAGTCACCGCCGGTGCCGATACGAATTTCACCCGCTTGCTTTTCACCTTCGCTAATTGCACGCCCCGGCGCATCGCGACGAACTAGTTGGAACCAACCGATGTTCACATCTTCCATCATTGGATTGGCAACAATATCTGTCACATCGGCGGCATGTGTGCCATGCCAACCAATTTTGATGATGTCCAAGGCAATAGCTTGTTTGACGTGGTTTCGATAGCGATTAGCAAAATCGGGGAACTTGGACCACTGATCCATCTTGTACCAAGGCAAATGCACGTCACACTCAGTGGGGTAACAGCGGTACTCACGTTTTGACAAGCCCGCCACATCGCGTGTTTTTCGCTCTCGGTTACCGTCTTGTTCAACGCCAGCACGACCAGTAACGCCACCGCCCACGCCCATGAATACTGATTGGCCAACGAGGTCATCCACCGTGGCGGTGTTGATCATCTGTAGGAACTCTACAGATTCATACACCATGTCATACAAGCTTTGCTCAATAGATGGCTCAACGGAAAATTGCTCCGACATTGATGCCACGCCGTAGTTGCTAGCCAATCCAGCCATCAGGCTAGCGAATAATTGTGAGGTCTTTAATTTCATGCTTCTTCCTGCTTAATGTGCTTGGGTTGGCTTACAGTAAATTTGCGTACTGTGCGTTATCGCCTTCAGGATCTTCTTCTGAGTCCGTCGTATCTGAGTGCTCTTCAGCCGATAGCTTTTCCAATTTGCTGTTCAAATCAGCCAGCGCCTGCTTGGTGCTTGCCAACTCTTGCTTCACTTGTGCAAACTCGGTGTTTTCCTCTTTATCGCCCGGCTCGTCTTCGGCGCCTTCTTCCTCGCCTTGTTGAGCAAAGTGCTTTTCGAGCTTGTCTGTTTTGTCAGACAAGGTTTTGATTTGGGTGCTTAGATTAAGTAGCGGTTCGCCCAGCGCGTCTTTCATCGCTTGTGCTAAATCTTCTTTTTTCATGTCGGGGTCATCCTTTGTTGAAAACAGTTTTTTAAAAAATCCGGGAGTGTCGGCGCTAGGTTGCTCGGGCTCTTCAAGCTGAAAGTTAACGGTAATAGGGGTAACATCCTTGTCGGCTCCTTCGCTTACCTGGTCTTTATTCTGTTCTTTTGAAAACTTCACACGGTCGGTGTAACAGCTGGCGGGGTAATCGGTGACAGCCAGACCGACCAAGTAGGTTTTATCGGTGCCCCGGAAGTTGCGGTTAATCTCAATGCTGAAATACACCGCTTGGTCAGCTTGGTTAAGTTGCACGAATGACGCATTGGGAGCGAGCACGGCATATAGACACAGTACCCCGTCGTTATTTTTCTTCGCATCAACACTGAGCACATCACCAAGCATGCCTGGGATATCCACGTTGCTTAGGTTCTTCGCCGCCCAGCCTGACCAATCACGTTCGTGGTCTAAATTGATGCGGGCGCCATACATTGCAGGGTTGTAAGTCTCGACAATATCTAAGATATCCTGCTCGGAAATCTCGCGGCCATCCACGGTCAAACCTTCTGCTGCTATTGATAATGGTTTGGTGCGTAACTGGCTGTTTTGTGGCATGGGCGGGTTACCTTTAAAAACTTTACAAATGCAATAAATGCTCTAAATTTGATTGCAGTTTGCCCCGCATTTTGCTGCCTTGCCATTTTTTTAATCTTTTGAAATTCCTATATTTTTATTCTAGGTGCGCCTAGGATTTTAACCGCGCGTACTCCTGCTTTTTAGCCTTTAAACTGCCGTTAAGTTTTGAATTTGACGCGGTCTATGAAACCCAAATACTCAAGCTCAGTGATTGCACAGGCACGTAATTTGTACGTGATTGAGGGCTTTACGTTTGATGAAATTGCAGACGTGGAAGGCATGCCCAGTGCACGCACCATTCGCCGTTGGTCAGAAAGTGAGAACTGGGTGGATATGTGCCCGAGCTTTAGTGCAGAAATGGCCTATGCTAAACGCATTAATGTGCTGGCCGAAAAGGATGATAAAAGCGACAGCGACTATAAAGAGTTAGACTTTTGCACCCGCCAACTCGCTGCGCTCAATAAAAGTAAACTGGCCCCGAAGCCAAAAGAGCGAGCACCGGCGCACAATGATGCTGGCAACAACAGCAGTTCAAGCAGCAAGAAAGGCAAAAAGAAGAAGGTTAAAAACGATTGCTCAAGCATCACTATTGAGCAACTTGAAGAGCTCGCGCAAGAACTACTCTACCCGCATCAGTTGCATTGGCTTGATAACCAGGACCACCGCCAACGCTTTATATTAAAGCCACGACAAATAGGTGCCACATTCTACTTTGCCTTTGAAGCGTTTTACGATGCGCTGAAAAGTGGGCGCAACAAAATCTTTATTTCTGCATCGCGCGACCAGGCAGAGATATTTAAAGCCAACATCATCGCGATGGTGCGTGAATACTTTGGCATTGAGCTCAGCGGCTCGCCCTTGGTGCTTAACTACCATGGCAAAACCATCAAGCTGGTATTTAAAAGTACCAATGCGCGCACGGCCCAATCTGATTCGGGCGATTTGTATATCGATGAAGTATTTTGGATACCCAAATACAAAGAACTTCGCAAGCTGGCCCAGGCCATGGCAACGCATGCGCATTACCGCATTACTTACTTTTCTACCCCCTCGGTCACAAGCCATGAAGCATACGATCATTGGAACGGTAAATGGTATCGCAAAACCAAAGCTTGTAATGATCCTGAATTTGTCATTGATGTTAGCCACAAAGCACTGAAAAACGGTGTGCTCTGTGATGATGGTATATGGCGACAAATACTCACTGTGTACGATGTAGTTGAGTCAGGTTTTGACCGTATCAGTATTGACGTACTCGAGAATGAATATTCACAAGAGGAATTCGATAACCTCTTTATGTGTAAGTTCATTGATGATGCGCACTCAGCATTCAGTCTAAAACAGCTCATGGCCTGTGTGGGCGACTCGTCAAAGTGGAAGGATTACAACAGTGAATGGGAACGGCCCTTTGCAATGAAGCCCGTACTCATTGGTTTTGACCCTGCCCGCACCCGAGACAAGGCCAGCGTGGCAGTACTCAGCATGCCGCAATCCGGTGAGAAGTTTCGACTGCTTGAAACCCTTGATTTAAGCGGCAATGACTTCGAAGCTATGGCCGCAGAGATTAAGTTGCTCACCGATAAATACAACGTACAGCACATAGGCGTTGATACCACCGGCATTGGTTATGGCGTGTGGGAACTGATCACCAAGTTCTACCCGCAAGCTGAGCCCATTTACTACAACCCACAAATCAAGGCTCGGATGGTGATGAAGGCCCTGAACGTGATTAAGAATGGCCGCTTTGAATACGACAAAGACGCCGTGACGGTCGCAAGTAGCTTTATCAACATACGTAAAAAGGTGGTGGGCGACCAAATCACCTATGCCAGTAACCGCAGCGCAGAAATAGGCCACGCCGATATTGCGTGGGCCATTATGCACGCCATGATTTTTGAACCACTGGACGGTAACACCGCTAACCGTCGAACCTCTGTAGGGATAGCCGCCTAATGAAACAACGACTTCCTGTAGTTGCGGGGCAGATGCCGCAATATAACCAATCACAAAACAGCAGTGTGAGCTTTAGCTTTGGCGATCCCGAACCCTGCCTAGATAATCGGTTGACCAGTTATATTGGTGTGTTTGCCGATTTGAACGGTATCTATGCGCCCCCTGTTAGCCTCAATGGCCTTATTAAGTTGCTGCATGTGAACGCACAGCATGGGCCTATTTTGTACTTTAAGCGCAACATGATTTTGAAGTGGCTCAAACCCAGTGCCATTATCAGCCGTCGCACGGCTGGCAAATTTGCCTTTGATTATTTGTGGTCAGGTAATGGCTATTTGCAAATCATCAAAAACCGCTTAGGGGGTGTCATGAAGCTGCGCCACCTGCCAGCTTTGACCATGCGTTACACCAAAGAGCGTGGTGTATATGCACAGCTGCGCAGTGATGGCAGCATCACTCGGTTTAAAAAAGGGGAAGTGATCCAGATTAAAGAGTATGACCCCACCCAAGGTATCTACGGCATCCCGCAGTATTATGGCGGTATTCAGTCGGCGCTACTCAACGAAGATGCAACTTTGTTCCGTCGGCGCTATTACAAGAACGGCGCCCACATGGGCTTTATCTTTTCCATGGCAGATCCCAATTTAGCCACCGAAGATGAAGACGCGCTCAAAGAAGCGATTAAGGATTCAAAGGGGGTGGGTAATTTTCGCAGCCTGTTCTTTAACAACCGAAGTGGCAAGACTGATGCAGACAAAGCCATCAAAATCACACCGGTTGGGGATATCTCTACCAAGGACGAGTTCGAGCGTATCAAGCGCATTACCACCAACGACATGCTTTCGATGCACCGAGCCCAAGAAGCATTGAGCGGGCAAAGCTCTGGCGACTCAGCAGGGTTCGGTAATTTAGACCGAATTACCTCGGCTTATTACAACAATGAAGTGGTGCCCCTGCAGCAAGATATTTTGCAAATAAACGATTACCTCCCCCGCTCCGCTCACATTGATTTCGATGTGCCAGCCTACAGCGATTTACTTAACACACCTGATGAAAAGGATTAACCGTGAGTTGGATTGATATTGTTGCCTTTATCAAACAATGGGGCCGCCTTGGCTTTATTTGCTTAGCGGCCGCAGCTATTCAAATGTACTTGAGCGGTAAGCGCTTTACGTACTTCCATTACTTTATGTCGGTACTGATTGCGATATTTGCTGCTTACCTAGCAGCAAGCTTTTGTGATTGGCGCGGCTTTGATGAGAATTTAAAGACCGGGGTTATTGGTGTGACTGCCTATGCCGCCCCGCATATTTTGGAGGGGTTCGATAAACTGGTGAAGCTATTCAGTAAAGATCCCCATTCGTTTTTTAAATTATTTGCGAGGGCCAAATAATGGGATGGATTTCGAAAGTGCTGGGATTTCTAACGAATCCCATTGCCGACCTAACAGGCAGCTATCGTGAGCGTAAACGCATTGCAGCCGAAACAGCTGCCAACATAGCCACCGCTGAAGGTGAGCTAAAAGTAGCACGACTTAAAGCGAAAACGCGGCGCATTGAAAACCAAGAAAACAATGATACCGATTACGACCTCATTGTGCTTAAGAACCGCGCCACCTCATTAATGGATGAGTTCGTTATTCTTGTTTTTTTAGGGCTCTTTCTCGCGCACTTTGTTCCCTCACTCCAGCCTTATATGCAAGGCGGATGGAAAGCCATGGGCTATGCGGGCGCGCCCTGGTACTTTGAGTTTGCAGTCGTTGGCATACTGGTTAGTACACTCGGACTGATGCGATTATTTAGAGTCTTCTTTGAACGGCTAAAGCCCACGCGCGCCCCAGTCTAACTCTTTTATTTGTTCGACAACGGCGGCTACTTGGTTTAGCCGCTCTGCCCCACGTTTCACGTTTTGCGCTGGTACGTTATTTAACAATGCTGCATCGGCTTGCTTCATACCACGCACATAGTGATCGACGAGTGCTGCGCGTACATCCTCACTGGCTATTTTAGTTAACCTGAAAAGTAACTCTAAGCGCTCAAGGCTTAATTGTCCTTTATGCAGATAATCCATAAAAGTAATCACTTAACTGATTATTAATATTCATTTTAGCAATACGACGTATTGAACACCAGATACATGGCTGCAATGTCCTGTGATTGTCATAGCGTGTCACAGCTTTGACATAGCTGATCTATTTCACTATCTCTTTAGATCCTTTCAGATCAACGGATAGAGCCAAATACCCATGTCATTGGCTATGTCAAAATGATCACTTTTTTGTGCGAAAGCGGAAGGCGAGGAGGAGTGATTTTTTCGAGCATTTGAATGTCGCTGATATTGGTGAATCATCAAATGCTGTATATAATTACATGGTTCTATTTTCAATATATGGTGACGCCATGCGAGTTACTTGTCCTAATTGTGGAAGCAAAGCAGTTATTTCATCAAGAGAGAACCAATCAGCCCATGTTGCCGATCTTTATATCTCATGTACTGAAGTTAAAAGCTGTGGGGCAACATTTGTAAGCACTCTAGCATTTAAGCATTATTTAAATCCCCCGAGGAAAACAACCACGCAACTCGCCACTTCATTAATAAAATGCTTGCCACGAGAGGAACAACTAGACTTAATAAGTAATTTTCAACAGCAAAACAATTAAAAATAAATAGAATCAACAAGAGATAACAAATGAAAAAAACTTTTTTAGAACAGTTTTACTTTGAAATATTATCAAATCACAGTGCAAAAATAGCATTATCTACAACTTTACTATTCCCTTCACTAGGTTTTATATATGAATATTTACTATTAAGAGATTTTGGTATTAATGTGATAATGTTTTCGAGCCCTAGTGATTTTCTTCTTTCCGCATTTAAAAAACCAATAATACCTATAGCTTATGTTATAGTGTTTTTTTCTTTTGTTTTTATAGGATGCTTAGAGGCGTTTTTTATAAAAAACAAGAACTCCAAAAAAGGGTTAGTGATTAACATAATAACCCCAACTATATTGCTGATTTTAACAATAACTTTAATTGTAAAAAAGGCTGAAGAACATTCAAAAAATATAAAAAACACAAATAAATTTTACATTTCATTGGACTTGAAGAAACCAAAAAAAATATCAAACCATCCCAAAGACTTAGTCATGATAAGCGCTAGTGGTGACTACATATTCCTTTACCAACGAAATGGCAAGTCACATATCATCCCCAAAAGCCAAATAATTTCTATAACTCAAATCCCCTACAATATATAAAATAAAATATCGTTCACTTTCAACACCTCTTTATAACTATAAAAGGTACAAAATTTTATTTAACTATTTGTAGGGCTCACCCCGCAATAGTACTCACATATAAATTAGTCAGTTTTCTAGCCGTTTATTCTTTCACTCAAAGAACCAGAGACGTGTCAGCTTTGCCGAAGTCTATCTAGCCCTCACGTCAACCAACATGTATAGGTACGCGCCAATTTCACCCGTCGCTGGCTAAAAGAAGCATGCGCCTATAGATACGATCGCCGCTTTTGAACCATTACCCATTGTTTTAATGGTCTAACATTACATTATTCATAATTTCTCCAACTAACCCCATGCTGCGGCTACGTCCCACCAGTCTTGCTCGGTTTCACCGATAAGCACCTGATGTGCATATTCATAGTCGCTACCTGAATCAACGCCACCCACTGTTGGGGTATTGCGGCCAGCGTTATTTGCATGCGCATAAGCAAGGTTCACCAGCTCTCGCGCACGCTGCCAATGTGTATCTGTTACTTTGATTGGGCGTGCTGGTGTAGCATGCTCAAGGTTGGTTTGAGCAAAGGATTTCAATTCCTCTGCTTCCATAAAGTAGACGCGGCCATAGTGAACCACACTGCCGCCCTCACCCAACGCCTGGCGTTCTTCCTCTGTCATATCCTCAAGCACCGCGATAGGGTCAATCATGCTTTCTTCAAGCACAGCCTCACTGTCTTGTTGGGCAAAGATGTGTGCGTGGTACTCAATGTCTAAGCGTTTGCGTTCATTTAATGCACGCTGTCCATCCAATACTTGTAATTGGCCGTCTCGTATTCGGTAAATAAATCCATCAATAGCGATCTGCCTACCCGCTTTCAGATCCTTTTCATGATCTTTCACCTGGTCTTTATCAAAACCAAAGTCGTTAAACGCAAACTGGGTGCTATCCCCCGCCGCTATTGGCGTACAGTTATTCCCACTAGTCCAAGATAGGTCGGCGGAGCCGACGAGGGCGTTGTCTTTGAGCTGGTTTTTCTCTGCCGTCCCTTTGAGTTGTCTGGTCCATTCCACAAGACGCGTCATTAGCACTGACTCGCTAAAAGTATTGAGCACACCTTTAATGCGGCTAACTAGCTCGCCATAGGCGTTACCAAAGGGAGTGTGTTCGTAGAAAGGTTTAAACCGCGCGTTGCGGCCAATGCACATGCCGCCTTGCAATTTCACATAGTCTTTCCAGCTGCCCGAGTCGGCCGCCGCACGCACTTCTTCTATTTGCGGGTCATCAACAGCTTCACGCTTTCGACGCAGCTCTCGCCATACGGTCACCGACGGTGAGCCCTGAAATTGAAACTGGCGAATATTCCAAGTACTGGCCCAGGCCTGCACGGGGTTCACTTGCTTTTTAATTAGCTCTCCGGTTTCATCATCCTCATGATCAGATATTTGATAACCATCGATGTTTTTGGCGATGTACTTGGCGATATAGCTCGCGGCACTGCCCTTTTTCTTATCAATTAGGATAGCCTCAAAGCGCGGTGAAAAAGTGCGGTGAAACTTCTGAGGCTCTTTAGCCTTGATGCCTTGGCTCTTTTTAAATCCCCACGCCTGGCGTCGCTTCTTATAAGCAGTAAAAAGCTCTTTCTTGCGTGCATAACGTTCTATAAGTTCTTCACGGTCTTCAGCAATAAAGTACTTGCGCATAATGGCATTAACCCACTGCACTTTATCTTTAGGAATAAATAAGAGCATGTGCCAATGCGGGGTTGCATCGGCATGAGGCTCAGCCACACGCACACCAAAATAGTTGATACCGAGGCGATCTAACTTGGCTCTTACACGTGACCACACTTTATTTAAATAGGCGTTGGCATCCTTCGGTGTGGTTCCTTGATACTTAGGTGAGTTTGCATGAAAGCGGCTAGGTGTTGTTATAGTCGAAAACACACCTTGATAGCCTATCTCTTCGGCGAGCTCTTCAGTTTCACGAATACGCAGCATCAATTCATTGCGCCGGTTTTCGGTGTTAGCCATACCGCTTTTCACTGCATCCATTAGGCTTATAACACGTCCATCACTGCCTTCTAGTTCCATCATTTCGAGGAACTGTCGGCCACTTTCTTGTGATGCGCTGTACTCTCGCTGCGCCGTTTTACTGGCATACGGGTTGATGCCACGGCGTTTACTCTTCTTCGATTTAGGGCAGTGGTAAAGGTCTTTGCCTACCTGACCGGTGGCAATTTCCAGCAATTCGATGTACTGACGGCGAACAGATTTGAGCTTACGCGCCCACCACTTTTCACACTGCATTTTCAACAAGGCGATTTCGATGTGTCCAATGGGCATCGTATCGCCTTGCTCAGAATAAAAGGGGGCTTTCACCCCTCGCTCCAAGGAGAATTTGGAAAGCTTTTCGTATATCAGCGTCACAATCTCTGCATAATCGAGGTGCTGACTTTCATCGCTGATATCAATGGCTATTTGCATACACTCGCGTGCAGCGTCGGTGCCGTATTCTTTGGTTTTCTCAACACTACTCAAAATATGCCAGGGTAAGGGCATACTTTGAGTAATCCTGAATAACACTTCAAAGCGAGGCTGCAATCTTGCAATCGTGCGGCTTAACCAGCGATTAGCACGATAAATCGAGCCCTGCTTTTTTTGGTTGTAGCGGTCAATGTAGCGGCGTGCCATGCGCCCTTGTAAAGGCGTGGGGATCACCGCAAGCTTGCGTGCCACATAATTAAAATTATCTACATCATCAATGGCCGCAACAATTCCGCGCGCCATTGATGATAGGCGCAGCTGCGCCAAATCAACGGGCTGATTCGCTAGCATACTTTACAGTGCGCTGTGTTCGATTAATTCAGGCTCATGACCTTTGAGCACCGCATCTAAACGTTGTTGCAGCACATTATGTAGCTCTGCGCCCTCACCTTCTGGTTGCTCTGCAGCCAGTATTTCAGTTATACGCAGCAAGTTGGTGAACGTATCTTCGCAATAAATCAGCATGCCTGTAGTGGCTCTACTGTTAAAAAAGCGAATGGCCTCATTGGCTGTATTAATTACTTCGTTAGCGATTTTTGTTGTAAGCGAGTTCATTATTAATCCTTAAATAACGTGAATAGTGGCAGGTTTCGGCGTCATGCTTTTGCTGCATTTTTTAAATACAAAGTGGGCGTATTCGATAGAGTCGGTTTTCCCTTTTTTATCGGGAAAAAATGAAGGGCGTTTGCTATGCACATACACGCTTTGCAGTGGTGCTGTATCCCAAAATGCCTTGCGGTCTTTAGTGCCCAACCAGTTAAGACGCTGAAGCATGACCACATAGCCATCAGAGCAAACGTGCTCTAATGCTTTGTTCACAAAGTCGATGGAGATATTAAAAGGCGGATTAGTAATAACCACGCCGTAATCACCTACCCCGCGTGACTCAAGAAAATCTAAGCCCGCAAACGGTGTTCTGGCGTCGATGCGTATATCGGCTGTGGTTAAGTTAATACCGCTAAAGCGCTGTGCGAGCACTGCCGGGTAACTCGGCTCATACAATGAGCAACCGCCACAAGAAGGATCGAGTACACCGTCCGTCATAAGGCACTTTTCTAAGTCCGTGCCTTTGATAGCATCTAGGAATTGCTCAATTAGCCAATGTGGTGTCACGTAATAATCATCTTTATTGCGCACTGCGCCGCGATTCGTTGAACTCATGACGGCTCCTAGTGCTGCTTTTGCAGTTGGTTGGCTGGGTCAAAGTGGCCGCTGGTTACAGTGCGCTTTGCTCCCTGGTAGAACTTGGCCGGTGCCATGGCATTGGCTGAAGTGAATGCTTTTACAATTTCATCAAGCTCTAATACTGCTTTGCGCAATGCATCGCGCTGCTCGTAATTCAGCTGGCTAAATGGCTTATCAATGTCGGTGCGCTTTAAGCCAGCCGCAAAGCATAAAATGGTACGCTCACGCTCGCTGAGTACTTGGGTATATACATGCTTCGGCGTATGACGCTCATCACCCAACATGGCGCGGATCTCACGCAATCCTTGAGGTGTATGGCTCCCCTCTATCGCCTCGAGGTTCGGCACCGGGTTTTGAGTTATCTGCTTAGCGGTTGCGGTCATGAAGTTGCTCCCATTCAGTCATACATCGTTTGTCACACCAGCGGCGCCCTTGCTCGACTGGCTCTTTGCAATTCCAGCACCGACCCGTACTTTGCTTGGGCGGCTCTGGCTTGCGGTAAGTTAAAGCGCGAGATAACTCGCGCTCTTGTTCGTTCGTTGCTATGTCGATAGCGTCCATATAAATCCTTGTTAAATCGTGTAAAACCCTCCTTGTTTTGGTAAGTTGCAAGTGCGACCAATTAACCCGCCAAAACAAAGAGGAAAACTTATGTCTGATTCAATCGTCAAAGACTGCATCGAAACTCTTTCAAAAATCGTTAATGTCTCAACTGGCCTTGCACACCCTTTGGACGACTCCAGAGCTAAAGAGCTCTTTAAGGCTCTTCATGCAAAAGGCGTCGTCTTGGATGAAGATGAAATCTATGACATTGCAATTGCCAACGGCTGGAAGGACAGCCATGCCAAGAAGCTTTCTCAACTTGCCGAAAAAATCGGTAACGGTGGCCGTGTTGTTATTAAGCACCCACGCGGATGGGGCGAACCCACTGTTGAAAAGATCATGGCTAGTTATTGATCGCATCGAGCTTCTACCCACTCATTAACTAATTTAAAAAGCTCGCTTTTAAACTGTTCAACCCCACCATACGCGGCGGCAAATTCGGCATTTTCTTGTGCATGCTTATAATCTGCCGCTGCAAAACAGACAGTTTCACTAAGAGGTAAGTCACCGTCTCGCGATGCTTGAGTTCGCTCTACAACATTTAGCAATGTGTTTTCTTGTTCAGTAGTTGCTCTGTCGATAGCGTCCATTTGATATCCCTGTTATTATTTTTAATCATTAACGTGTTGCCATTCGTCGCGGGCTTGGTCGTAACGCGACTGCAAATAGGCTCCTAAGTCAGTCACGTTCACCATTGTTGGTGCACGTTCTGAATCTCGTAATTTAAAAGTGGGAAATGGCAACGCAGCGGCTTTCGCTTTTTGCTCTGCTGTTTTAGGCTCAATACCCAAATACTCTTTGCAAATTTCTCGCAGCGGTACCGTGGGGCTGTTAAAACAGGCCAGCAAAGCAAAAGTCATATTCATATCGCCTGTCCGGGGCTGGTACTTACCCATGCTTTTCTCCTTTTCTGCCTTTTTCGTGATCGGCAAGTAACTCATCTACCGTCACGCTTCCATGCGTAAACTTGGAAATGCGTTTTATATACTTAGCTGGAGCCTGTTGGTGACGATGAACCCAATTCCATACTTGAGTTTGAGTAATACCCATTCCCAAATTTTTTGCGGTAGCTGTTTGGCCACCAATAAGGTCTACCGCTTTTTTGATAGCTGACATAAAAAACACCGTCTTGATAACTTTTTGTTATCCTATGATCACTTTATTTTATTGTCAACGTGAAAGAACACTTTTTGTTATCCGCTAAGAAACCTTTTAATTGTTTGACTGTAATCACATAAGGTTGTGATAATCACAAAAAGACAACTAAAAGTAATTTAATTGATGGGAAAAGGATTTTTATGAGTATTGGCGAACGAGTAAAACAAAGACGTAAAGAGCTTGGGCTTACCCAATATCAATTGGCTGACCAAGTTGGTACAGCTCAAACGTCAATCCAAAAAATAGAAAAAGGTGATACAAAGAACCCCCGTAATATCGAAACCATAGCCAGAGTTCTTAATTGTTCACCCGAATACCTGCGTTTTGGTGTCGGTGAAGGTGGCAACGTTGCCGCTGGCCCTACAGTCAAGAAGCAGCTACCACTCATCAGTTGGGTTCAAGCTGGCGCTTGGTCAGATATTCAAGAGGTGAGTCCGCTAGAAGCTGAGCATTTTATGTGTCCGGTGAACTGCTCTGAGAAGTCATTTGTATTGAAGGTGCAAGGGATCAGTATGGAACCGAAGTTCTTGGATGGTGATTTAATATTTGTTGATCCTGAAGCGAGACCAGAGCATGGTTCTTATGTTGTAGCCCGCCTTGATGACGAGAACCAAGCCACATTCAAACAGTTAATTATTGAGGGCGGCCAAAAGTTCTTAAAAGCACTCAACCCCAACTGGCCTGACCCACTCATGCCCATCAATGGCAATTGCACCATCGTTGGCAAAGTTGTTTTTACAGGTAAGTCGCTATAA